AGTTTTGGTTCGCAGAACCTGATGTTCCCGGACCTGTACCCACTGCAGGTAAGTTGTTTGACATATATACATCAAAACCATGAATCTTACCTAAAGTTAGACCACTTCTTAATGCACCTGACTCACCAAAGTCACCATTTAGAAGACGTGAATCTTCATCCTTTAAGACTTCAATAAATGTTGGGTGTAAAACAAGCCATCTACCATCAGTGTCTACAAACTGAGTGTCAAGTAATCTTGCCATTCTTGCAATCACCTGTAAAGGAGTTGCAGTGGCAGTTGCTTGAGCAGTTGCACCACCTAGTCTTGGAGCTATTGGGATAGAGTGGTCACCTGCACTTGAAGTAGTGATGTTACCAAAGCTATCTTTTCTTAGCTTCATGCTTGTCAACAATTCGTCTGAACCTGCAGTTGATACTGCTTTAGTTCCGTTAACTGTTGAGTTAGCTGAACTTGCTACAGCATTGTTAGATGCTTGTGCAAATCCTGACAAATAACCAAGTACGTCTTGGTCGTAGTTATCTTTCAGTCTATAACCTGCTCTGTCACTTGCTAGTTGAGAGAAGTTTACATGACTGTGAGCCTCTTCAATATCGTCTATCTTGAAAGCAAAGTAGTTTGCTTTGTCAATAGTCAATGTGAAGTCTTCATCGTCAAGGTCTTGAGGCTGTACGTTAGCACCTCTAGCATATTCCTTGACAGTGATTTCTGGCTCTTTAATAATTTTTACAGAGTCACCCATGTTGGCAATCTCTCCGAAGTAATCGGAGTTAGTGATATTTTCAACAACGGATGTCTTCCTGAAGGCTAACTGAACCTGCTTAGAGTAAATAACTGGGGAGAAATTACCATTAGGCAGATTACCATAACCTGCTGCAGTTTTAAATGCCATTTTTATCTCCATTGAAATAAACGAATGTATGTCTGAAACATACGACAGATTTCTCTTCATCGGCTAATAGTATATTGAGGTTGTGTGTTTAGTAGCTATTTAAACACAGGCTCATACCATCAGGTAGGCTTCCAAGTTTAGTGTGAGTGCGAGTGTCCTAGAAAAGGGGTCACACTCCTAGTTACATATAGTTATATTCATAAATAACTATTTGTCAATACTTTTATCTAGCAGACCCTGATATATCATATATGAAGTTTCCTGAACGTATTGCTTCCATAATAGTATCAGAATTAGCATCATATTCGTCTGCTGACATTCTTTGAACGTCTGACTCTCTAATTACGCTGTTTTTGTTTTCAGTGTCAGGAACAGTCTTTTGAGTTTTTGTTGAGACTGCTTTAGCAGCTTCTTTGCTACTATCGACCTTTTCTTTTTTGCCAATATTTCTATCTGACTTGTAGAGGTCAATGGCTCTTGCTGCTGACCTAGCGTCTTCACTATTCTCATATAATGCATCCTGTACCCATTTAGGCTGTTCGTCTGCCCACTCATGAAAGTCATCACTTTCTCTAATCTCTGCAAAGTCAGGGTGAATACGTAATAATTCTACCTCTGCTCTTTCTTTTGTAGTTCTTGCGTTAAGTTCATCAATCTCTTTTATTCTTAGCTCTAGAGCATCTGATTGCTCTTTTGCTTTCTTAATCGCTATTGTCTCTACTATTCCTGCTACATCAGGATATTCTTTTGCCCACTCTTCTATCTCTGCCTCAGTCTTAGGTAACTTAATTTCTTTCTTAGTTGCTTTTTCTAACTGAGCTTTTAAATCGTCAAGCTGTTTTTGGAACTGCTTTTCTTTTTCTTGCGAGTGTCTTCGTAAATCTCCGTAACGCTTTTTAAAAGTTCTTTCTTCAGCATTCTTCGGTTTCTCCTCATCCTCTGCTTTCTCTTCTGTAACAGGTTCTTCAGGTTCACCTTCAGCTTGTTTCTTTAATAGTTCAAGTTCTTCTTCGTCTTTTTTAATTCTATCGGCATGAGTAGAACGCTTGTCCATAAATGCTGTTTTCTTTGGTGTAGCATCTACCACCATTTCTTGTGCTTGTTCAGCCATTTTATTTTCTCCTTGGGGTTATCGTAGCCAAATATTGTTGGGGGATAAGTAGCCAACTATTGTGGGTTATTAACGTGAAGCTAACCCACCTAGCTTCTTTTTAATCTTACTAGCTCTTCTTCTAGATATAAAACCACCCTCTGCAGTAAATCCAAAATCTCCTGTGCTACTATAACCACCCGGTTCAGAAGTAGTTCCTGTTTCACCGAAACCTCCAGATGGCTCTCCTTGAACAGAGCTTGGGTCATCTGCATATTGAGAAGCCAATTCTGTAGAACCTTCAAAATCTGCTCCTGCAGGTGCTAAATCAACACTAGTAGTACGAGGAGAACTAGAAGCATCTGCTGTATCAGGACTAAACATACCTTTTGTAGGTGTTTCTTTAATTAATCCTGTGATATCAGGAGTAGGTTTGCCTATTATTGGGTCTCCTCTTAGTCCTATTTTTGTAGTTTTAAAGTCTCCAAGTTTACCACTCTTACCTGCTACAATAGTTCCTCGACCCGGACCCATGTTATATTGTAGCTCACCTCTACTATTCCTAGTCCATGTGCCACCTGTTACAACACCACCACCATCTTCTCTTACATATATATCTTTACTAGTATCTCTATTAGGCTCTAAATTATAACCTGTGTTAAATTTAGCTAACTCTTTTAATGCAGAATCTCTATCAGGTAAACTAGGCATACCTGTTGCAGCTCTATATGCATTCTCTTTTCTTCTCGCTTCATCAGACAAAGTTGCAGATGCACCTAATCCTGTATATCCACCTGCCCATCCTGTATTATACATATCTTTTAAATCTTGTATAAAGCCTTGTTTGTTAGCTCTTATAGGTACACCACTAGAATCTCTTTTACTGCCACCATAATCTAAACTATTTCTATCTAAATTTACTAGCAAACCTTTGCTGTTGTATACACTCTTAGTATCAAAAGGACTTACAGAACCCGGACTATGACCCACAGATAAATTAGTTTTACTTTCTTTTAACCCTAACTGCTCTAGTATAGCATTTATACCATCAAAACCTAATCCTTTAGCTCTTTTATCTTGTAGTTCAGGAGTTATCTCTTTTGCTTTTGCAGGTGCAAAAGTATCACCTATAAAAGAAAATATACCTTTAAATCCTGCTCCTAAATCAGCTTTAACATCTTTAAATATTCTAGACAAAGTTCCCGGAGCTTTATAATTAGCAGCACCAAGTTGCCCTTGTTGCATTCTTCTTTCATCTTCAAGTATTCTTTTTTGGTCAGATGTTAGTGTGCTTTGCACTCCTGTGTCACCCATAGTAAATACATCATCACTACCACCATCATCTTGCATAACTCTAGTAGTTTTTATAGCCTCTGTAGGTTTCTCTTTTTCTTTTTCTTTTTCTACATCTGCTTCAAAGACATAACCTTCAGGTATAGGATACACAGGTTCACCACTTACAAAAGGTATAAATAACTCTTCTCCTGTTTCAGGATTTACATATTTTTTAGTTTCTGACTTTTGTAATTGTCCAAACCTAGTGCCTATAAGTTTACTAAAATCAGGTGTAGCTGCAGTTCCTGTAGGTGTGGTATATTGTGGTGGTTTATATGTAGTTTGTTTTGGTATATCTACTTTAGGTGGTACTCCCACATTTGGCATAGTAGCTTTCTGCGAATATATAGAAGGTCGTAACACAGGTGCTACAGGTGGAGTAAATGTTACACCCGGAACTTGATTAGTCTGTTGTACATCAGGTATTATTTGTGGATTTTGTACTTGAGGATTTTGTATGTTAACTCCACCCTGTTGAAAATTTTTAGGTTGAAAAGGTATATCGTCAGGTAATGTTGCTTGGTCAGAGTTACCCATCTGACCCATTTTATTCATCATATTTAAACCTGCTTTTGCATCCTGTCTCATATTCATAATCTTTTCAAGACCATGATAACGCACAACATCTGCAGGTAAAACAAATTCACCTTCACTAATATTTATTGGCACATCATCTCTTACTTCTTTTTTCAAAGAACCTACAGGAACTTTATTACGTGACTTTCTATCAACAGTTTCTCCTTGGTCTTTTAATCCACCAAGGTCAAACATTTCCATTTGTTTTTTATAGTTAGCCATCTTTTCCTAATACCTCTTCTCTAAGAAATTTTAATCTACGCAATGCACCTATTGCACCTTGAGTTCTATGTAACACTACACTATCATCTGCTTGTTCCATAGCTTTGTGATGTTGCTCTATTAAAGCATCTAAATACTTATTGAGTTGTAATTGGTGGTTGACTAGTGGCTTGAGGTTGCTCAATATTTCCTTGTCCATTACCTGTAAATCCTTGTTCGTTTGGTTGAGGTGCTTGTCCTACTCCTATAGTGCCACCACCTGCTCCTGTTGGGTCTGCAGGATTAGCACCTGCAGGAGCTTGTGGTTGCTGTGGTTGCTCACCTTGCATACCTTTTAACATCTCTGCTTGTAGTATAGCCTCATCCATATTATTAGTTACTTTTGTAGGGTCTAAGTCCATAGACTTTGCAATCTCTCTTACTATGTAATTAAACTTAGCAAAAGGTGCAAGTGCAGGATTAGATGCAACTTGTAAGAACTGCATAAGTCTTTGACTTCTAACTTCATTAGCCATTAAACTTTCTGTTCCACGAGCAACAACTTCTAAGTCACCTTTTATATCAGGGTCAAAGTTAAACTGCATATTAAATCTAAACAATCCTTCACCTAGAGGTTTAAGTAAATAGTCATCTACGTTTTTAATTACAGTTTTAATACTACCTGAAGCTGCTCCCATAAGCATACTTATACCTGCAGCAGTTCTACCTACACCAGATACTCCTGTTTGACCATGAGCAAAAGAAGGTAGTCCTGTGCTTTCATCTGCTAACTGTCTTGCTTTATCAAACAGTTGTAAGTTTTCATTAGATACGTTTGGAAACTTTGTACCAAATATTGCTTGACCCGGTGCTCCACCTTGTCTTCTAAATATTTTACCCGGATATACAGATAAGTCTTGACCCGGAACTAAATTAGTTTCATCTACTTCTATAAGCAAGTTACCTGACAATACAGCGTTATCTACTGCCATTCTCATAAAACCATTCATAAGAGTTTGTGTATCATCCATGTTCTCTGCCAAACCTACACCAAAGAATGAATATGGATTTAATTCATAAGGTGCGGCATGATATGGTATCTTGGCAGGTTTGAATGGGTTTAACACTGCTCTGAGTAACTTCCCATTGCAAACCCATATATTAGCTTGTAGTTCTTCAAAGTCTTGTAATTCTTTAGGTATATCTACGTTTTGCTCTAAAAGCATTTCAACATCTATCATACCCCAATACTCAAGAACTTCAAATCTATCTATATAGTTTTCTTGATTGTAATCTGTTAAATCATCTTCCCAATATTTCTTAATATAGTTTTCACCATCTGCTATAGCCTCTTCTATAACTGACTGTCTAAAATAAGGTCTACGTTTTAATGCACGTAGTTCTGTTCTAGACATCTTGTGTCTTTCTATTACATATTGAGCTTGGTCTATGTTTGTTGAGTCAGGGTCAGGAAAAAAGTTCCACACAGACACATGATTTACCTGTGGTATAGTTTTAAATATAGGACTATATTCACCATCATCACCCCAATTAGGATATTCTTTATCCATAGCAAAAGGTCCTTTCATGACACCTGTGCCAAATAAAGCCATTTCAAATGCTGTACTTCTTAAATGTTTATTAGCATTAGACTCTTGTAGTTGGTCTATAATTTGTTTTTCCATAGCTTTTGCTGCAACCATTGCAGGACTGAACGTAATAGCTGTCGGAGTTTTACCAACACCTTCTTCCAATCCTTCAACATCTTGCAACACTTCTTGCAGAGGACCAAGCCTCTCTTGTAAAGTTTCTGCAGTCGCTCCTTTAGGTAACTCATTACCATCTTCAGGGAAACCATAAGGAGATTGTAAGTCTCCTTCGTCTTCTCTATTACGTAGGACTTCAGGTTCTTTAGGGTCAAAATTAACATTTTTTGCAACTCCTTCAGGTAATTCTGTTGGCTCTATACTTATAGGAAATTTATTTCCTGCAAATAAAACATCTGCTATTTGCCCATATGCAGCCAAGGTTTTAGTTTTTGTAATCTTTATAAATACTCTAGACTTTTCAGCTTCTGTAAATTGAACATCAGGTCCATATAAACCTCTATAGTTTCTATACGCTCTAATCCATCTTTGTTCATCTTCGTATCTGTAGTCCTCTGACTTTTTAAAACTAGCCATAACATGGTCTACTATACTAGACACATTCGCATCTGTAACTGATGTGTCCTCTGCATCTTCTAGAGCGATAGCTTCGTCTTCAATATTTATTTCATCTTCTGCCATATTAATATCCAAATGTTGCATCAGCTACAGGCATACTAGATTTTGGTCTACCCATAGGCTCATAGTCAAATATGCTAAATCTTGGTCGTGACATTATACCATATCGTAAAGCATCATACAAGTGGTCTTCTGCTTTTGTATCCACATCTTCAGGATTCTTTTTGTCTAGAGGTATTGCAGGTAACTGTGCTATTGTTTCTGTACAAGTATTAAAAAAGACCATTCTTGGTTCTTCTGTAAATTCATCTATCTGTAATCTTCTATGTATTTCATTTTTACCTGATACTCTACTACCTCTACTTCTATCTGAGGGTCTAAACCTACAACCTTTTTGTATCATCTGTTCAGCCAAAGAAGGACCAGTATCACCACGTTTATGCCAAAGAGAGCTATCCAAAACCCCATACTTAATATTTCCATCATCGGCTTCTAAGTCTAATATCATATCTGCCAAATCTGTGGCAAGGACTTTGCTAACATACAACTCTCTATATATAATAATCTGCTCGTCTGGAGAAACAGCAAACCACAACACAGCACTATAAGAGCCATAACCATAATCACAAGACCTAAACTTAACCCAATTTCTTGGAATGTCAAAAGGTTCAATAACGTGAGCATCCCTATCAAACTCAGTAAAAGCAGCACCTTCTTTAATATCCCAATCACCTTCAAGCAACTGCTTTTGTTGGTGTTCAGGTAAGGAAAGAAGCATTGCTTCGTAGTCTCCTTGATTTGACAAATACGGATTGTCAGATAACCTAGCAGGTATAAATCTTCTTTTAAATAAAGGCTCACCTGCTTTGCTGTGTCCGTCAGGATACTTGAGAACCTTTCCTGTTTCAATATTTGTGGCATTAAACGCTCTTCCATAAGGTGCAGGGTCAATAAACATTTTTTTAACCCACTGATGCCCCGGACCTCCGGGATTTGTTGTTGCCCTCATGTACACAGGTAAATCGTGTGCAGTAGAACGTAATCTTGACCTCATGTAATTCCAAGCGAATGGTGTTGCCCATTGCGTTAATTCGTCAAAGCCTATCCAACTAAAAGCTAAACCTTGATATCTTAGTACGTCATCATCTCGGTCTAGGTAGGACATCCACAGTCTTGCACCTGATGGAGCTACCCATTGCATCTTTCTTTCTGACCACTTTATCCCTTTCCATATGAGGGGATACAATTCTCTTGACTTCCAAACAAGTTCTCTTAGTTCTTCTGTAGTGTGTCGTAATAACAATCCACTAAATTGTGGATGACCCATATATCTTAGTGGGTCTGCTAACATAGCATACGACTTACCACCACCTGCTGAACCACCATATAAGACTTCTCTTTCAGGTGATGCAAGAAACTCTGTTTGAGGTCCTGCATTTGGTTGAAAAACTATATTTTGTTCTTCTACAGGTACAGCTTCTACATCGTCTACTATTTTAGGCTCTTGCTCCGATTCTACTTTCTTCGATGGCTTTCGCTTTCTCGATTGCTTTCTGGGCATATTCGGACCATCGTTTAAGAGTTCTAGCCTTGTTCTTACGTTGTCGCTCATGTAATAATCTTTTTCTTAATCCTATGTGAGATATCTGTCTTCCTGTTTTTGTTGTCAGCCAATTAGCAACTTGTCTTAATGAATATTGCTTTATATATTTTCTAGCCAACTCAATAGCTTCTAACTCGTAGGGTATAGGGTCAAGTAATTCTTTATCTTCTTCGTTAATTTTATATCCAAACGGAACAGTCCTAGCTATACGTGGTATCTGTATCCATTCTTTTTGTTCTTCATCTTTTAAGTCTGTTGGTTGTGGTAACTTCCACTTACCTACACTTCTATCCATTACTTCTTTTTTCCTGAAACACTATATTTCGTACCAAGATAGTAAGGACCTTTATACATATTTTTAAAGTTTGTAAAAGACATACCTAGCTCAGATGCTCCACCTGCTTTATCAAATCTTTGTTTTAATGCTTCAAGTTCACCGGGTACTATTTTGCCTTCTCTTTCAAAACCATTAAATACTTTAAATGCTTTAGCATTTGCATCTCTAACTCTTTTTACTTTAGCAGTTTGTTTCTCTGCTATTTTTGCATCATATCCGGGTGGTCTTTTAGGTGCTCTAAATTCTGGAGATGCTTTTACAAGATTACCTCTTTTAATATTTGCAGCTTCAAACATAGGATTTTTTATACCCTCTAATCTTCCTGTCATAGCAAATATTTTTTTATTTAACTCTCTTAACTTTTCTTTTCTTTCTTTTTTAGCCGCAGCACCTTTAACTTTAGTAGCGAGTAATTTTTCTTTTTGCTTTCTAAGTTTCATTTCTCCGGGTTTAGCACTTTTTTTAATCCTATCTGCTATTATCTTTTTTGCTTTTGGTAAAGTCATTCTATCTAGTGCTTTACGTGCTTTAGGGTCATCTAAAGTTCTTAACTTAGGTTGTGTTCTAGTTCTAGCTTCAGGAGCTTTAAAAACTTTTTCTGCTTTTTTTCTTTTTGTAGTGCTTGTTTGTGCTTTTGTTTTAGCTCTTGCTTTTGCTTTTTCTTTAATAGTTTTAGCACTAGGTTTTTTCTTTACTGCTTTTTTTAATGCTTTAGATATAATACCTGCTACCATTGTTTACTCCTTTGCTTTTGGTGGTAATAACATTACACCACCTGATGCTTCTACTTGCACCTTTTCTGTTTTAATTAGACCTACTCTATCTAGTAATTCTTTTGAAGCAGATAGCTTATCTCTAATACCTAATTGTGTAGGGTCATCTACACCACTCACCATAGCTACAGCAGCTTTAGGTGCATTTCTACTCATGTATAGTTGAGTAGCATCCATGATTTCATCTTTCATAGAAGCTATAACACTAGAAGTAGATGTATGTTCTGAATATCCTGCAAGTAATTTTGCCTGTACAACATCACCATTCGCTTCATCAAACAATACATTTAAAAACTTTTTTTGTCTTTCTGTTAGTTCTCTGCTCAATGTGGTATTCCTTGTGCTACAACTCTATCTATTAAACGCTGTGCTCTGTTGGTTGTCTGTTTGTACCAACGTGAGTCTTCCATCTGATTTGCCATTTCTTGATAGTCTTCTGCTTCCACAGCAGCTATCATCTTCTTAAATTTAGATAAACGAGGTTTACCAAGTTGAAATGACATATTGATTAATACGTGTTGTATTTCGTCAGGTAGTTTATCAAAAGAACCAAATATAGTTTGACAGTCTTGTATTGCAACTTGTACATCATTTAAAAACCAATCTTGTACTTGTTGTTCAGATACAGGATATCCTATAGGTTTACCGTAATAATCTACATCCCATTCTGTGATAAGATGCCCAATGCCTCCGGTCAAATGATTTTCTGAACAATGGTACAGTTCATATTTTACACCCTCATCTGCCTCAATTTCTTCTCTTAATGTATTTATGTTCATCTTCTAAGTCCTAATTCTAATTGTTTTTTACGTATTTCTTTTACGTGTAGATGCCAAAAATAGTTCCCTATCTTACAGGTTATAGCAGAAATCTTTAAAAATGTCAAGGCTTTCCAACTCATTTGCGTTTCAACATCTTAGCTGCTTGTCCTACACCTTTGATACCAAAAGACGCAGATATAGCTATATATAATAAATACTGATACCAATCAGGTAATGTAGCTAATATCTCAAAGCCTTCTTTTACATACTCTCTCATTCCGGGTATGAAGACTAATATAGCAGGAGCTAATAGGACTACTAAAGCGAACTCGTCTTTCCAACTATCCACAGTAGCATCTGCCATCTTGCCTTCCCACTCCACTTGACCTGTTGCGACTTTCTCTGCAACAGTAGCACGAGCTTTTGCCTCTGCAACTTTAGCTTGTCCATCTGCCTTTGTTTTTTCTATTTTGTTTTGAAACCACGTTCCTGCGAGGTTTGCTATTGGTCCTATTAATGCTTGTATCATTTGCTATCTTCTCTCTTATTCTTTCTTGTTTTAAGTTTTCTTTTAACTTAGCTGTATTTACGAAATCTTGATGTTTTCTTTGCAATCTTGCTGGGTTGTTTAGAAAATTGTTTACCTCTCTTAGTCGCTTTGCGTTTAGCAGCCGAAGAGGCGGCGTATTCAGAGGGAGATAAAGCCTTAATTGCTTTTTCAGGTAGATAACGCTCACCAGTTGCTTTACTCCCCTGTGTACTAGGTTTACCAGACTTTGTTCGCCATTTTTGTTTTGTCCACGCAACTAGTGACCTCTGTGATTTTTTTAATGCCATTATAGTTTACCCATCCATTTTGCTAGTAGCCATGCTAATATTCCTGCAAAAAATAATATGAAGATAAAAGCTATTCCATATCCTACGTATTCTATTAATTCTTGTCTACGCTTTTCTGCCATCTTCTCTGCATATCTTCTTGACTTTCTAGCCTCTGCTTGAAATCTTTGCCAATCTTGCCAAAGTCCGGGTCTTCCTAGATAAATCATTATCTTCTTGAGTTCTTCTTCTTTCTCTCTTATCTGTTCAAGAGCCATGAACTCTTCTAAGTCTCCACCACCACCACTTGCTTTTTTCTTACTTGCCTTCTTTTCTAACTGTTCTTTTGAGAATACAAAATCAGATATCTGTTTTACACAACCTGAAAGTTCTTTTCCATTAGATATAAAATTTTTTATTACTCCGAAAGCTGCATTTGCTGCGGCAAGTTCTGCTAACATTATCTTTTCCTTTTTGGCTTACAATATGCAGTTATACGTAAATTAGGTCCTTCCTTTTGTGGTATGGGTGGCTGTCTATGTAGTCTCTGTGCAAAATATAAACATCTATCTATGTCTTGGAAAGTTTGTGTTTGGTCTATTACTCTTACTCCCATCATAAACACTAACACAAACTCAATCATACAGGTGCTCCTAACACCTCGTCTTCTTGCTCATGACAATCGCAGTTACACTCTTCTGTGTCACAATCATAACATTCACAAGTGTCACATCTTTTTCTTTTTTCGGTCATTTGCTCTTTTTAAACTTTCTTTTGCTTTTTTAAATATGCTAACAACTTCAGTCTTCTTCATTACTTTAGCTCTTTGCTCACCGACTGTAAGTATCTGTATCTTTCTCGCATATGGCTTATTAACCTTTTTAACTTTTGCAACTGTGGCTCTTGCATCTGCAGGGGTGGCAAACTTGATGCCAACTGTGTCTTTAGGGTTTTCATCCGTATACAGTCTTCTGCCACTGCCTTTTGGTTTTTTGCCTGTTCCAACTTTAGGGTCTCTTTTTTTTCTTCTTAACAACTTTTTTATATCCCTTCTTTTGGTCTTTCATTATCTTCGTTAAAGTTTTCGCTTGACCTGCATGAGCCTTAGATGCTTTCTTTAATTTACCTATAACTGTTTTTAATGGTCTAGTATAATGTGGCATTAGTTTCTATATCCTCCACCTGCTTTCTTGTAGGCTTTAGCCATCATCTGTGCTTTACGTGCAGACCATTGACCCGGAGCTCCACCTTTACCACCTGCTTTTATTCTGTTAAATATTCTTTTACGCAAAGCAGGTTTTGTATAATTACCTGCTTTGTTTACTGTGCTTTTACTTTTTCTTTTTACTGCCATTTTTCTTTGCCTTTGATGGTAACAATCCCTTGCTTACTGCTCGTGCTCTTTCAGAGAAGCCAAGTTTCTTTTTACTTCTTATTTTTTTTCTTATTGTTTCTAACTTGGCTACCATCGGAATATAGATTGTTAAATGTTGTAAAAGGGTCTAGATACGACTCATGTGCTTCTGCTGAGTGTGTCCACTGTGAAGGAGTGAAGTCAGGAGCACCTTCGCCTGTAACCCATAATGCAGGACTTGTTGCTCTAACTCTGTTATTTGGTAATGCAACTATATTGCCTGTCCACTTTCCTGCATCCAACAAATACATTACGTGTGATTGTTTATGTTGTGCAGGGTCATCTGCTATTTCATGGTCAGTGTAATCTACAGTGAACATATATTTAGCAGTAAAGAACTGATTATCTATCTTACATAGCCACGGAGAAGAACTAACTCTATCCATAACTACTACACTATGATTTCTAGATTCGCAATCCCAAGGTTGACATAGATGGTCTTCCATTGGTTCTGCCCATTCGTCTACAGGTATATCTGCCACGAGTGCCTGTATGGGCATTCTTGCCCACATAGCACCACCATGTACATTGTTCTTTTCTTCACAACCTGTAAAGACTACCTGAAAACTTAATGACCTATCAGGTATGGTATTGACTGCAAAAGCTAACGCATGAAGGAACTCACCATGATACTTTTGATGATTACAGGTGAACTCTCTTCGTACCCAACATTTAAAATGGGGTACGTTACTTATGAGATAAGACATTATCTACGTCTTGCAGCTCCACCTCTTGCATAGCTCTTGGTCTTTTTCATTCCACCTCTAGCCATCATTTTAGATTTTTTCTTCATTCCTCCACGAGCCATCATTTTAGATTTCTTTTTTCCGTGCATTGGCATAGTTGTTCCTCCTTTACTTGCTAACATTCTCGGTTTTTGTACCCTAATCTTTTTACCTATAGGTTTAGGGGTAGGCTTCTTTTTACTAAACATCATCTTCATATCTTCATCAGTAATCAGTTTATGTTTAATTAAACCATCCATTATTTCTTCATTACTAAATCCCATACCATCTAGTTTTGGACTTAGTAATTGTTTTTTAGTAGGTGTTTTACCTTTACCTTTAGCCATTATTTTTTTCCTTTCTTTTTCAAGTCAAGAGCAATAATGACCATACCACCTTTGCGATAATCCATCTTACTCATTCTTGGTTTCTTACCCATTCCACCACCATACATATAACCCATCTTGTTACGTACTTCTGTTGGTAGTTTCTTGAGACCTACTTGGTCAGCACTAGGCATTTTTAATCCCATGCCACCTTTAGCTTTATTTGCTCTTAACTTTTTTAGTTTTTCTGCAAGTTCTTTTGCAGTTAAACCTTTTTTCTCTGCTCCTTTAAAATCTGCAGGATTTCTAGGTTTAATGTTTAACATAGCTTTTGTAAGATTTTTGTTCTTTGCTAAATTAACATCCCCTCTTCTGAGCATGGCATCTCTAACTCTAGCTTGAGCATCTACAAAGTTTCTATATTGTTGTTGTGTATATTTACCTGATTTAATTGTATCATATAAATCTTTAACCTTGTCTGCCGCAGCGTCAAATCCCTTTGCAGGTTTTGAAGCTAAAGCCATTTGTTGTTTACCTTTAAAGTTACCTTCAGCTTTTTGAGAAAATAATCTATTGATTTTACCTATTTGGTCTTGTCCAATACTTTTCTTTACCTTTTCTAGTTCTTTAATTCTAGGAGTATCTAGTTTCTTTGCGTCTTTTGCATCTCCCCTAGCAGGTCTTGCAGCTTTCTTTTCTGCAGCCATTTTAGGTGAACTAGCTTTTTTATCAGCCTTGTCTGCTTTTTTCTTATCAGCTTCATCAGCTTTCTTTTTTATTTCTTCAAACCTTTTAGATTTAGTTTTCCCTTTGGTTTCTCTAGTTCTATCTTTTAAGGTTCTTTTTTTTCTAACTATTTTAGATAATAAACTTCCTACTGCCATTTTACTTTCCCTTCTTTCTTAGTTTGTTAAGATAATCTCTTAAAGACATACCTTTTAAGTCAGCTTTAGTTACTGTACTATACTTTTTACCTTTATATGTAAAAGTTTTACCTGTGCCTAATCTCTTTCGAGCAGCACGGAAGGCAGCACCAAAAGAAGAAAACTCTTCTTTTTTCTTTGCAGGTGTTCTAGCACCTAATGCACTTTTAGTTATATTTTTAGTTGTTGGAGCTTTGCCTGTTGGTATGTTCCTTGCACCAAGAGAACCTCTTTTAATAGTTCCTTTAGGAGCTTTTGGTGTTTTAGAATAATCTACGGAAGGGTTTAGTCTAGATTTAGACTTTCTCATTCTTGTGCTTTTACCTGATAAAGGTAATGCAGCAAGTTTGCTTGTTGGTTTTTTCTTAGCACGAGTTCTAACAATATCCTTTTCAGAACCTATTGTTTTAGCTGCTTTTTTCTTTCTTTCAGCAGCTCGTTTCTTTTGTTGTGCTAATATACGTTTTCTTTTTTCTAAATATGATTCAGCCATGTTAACATCTCCATCTTCTTCTAGCTTGTCTTAATCGGCTATTCGGGTCTTTTGCAGCTTTAGGGAATTTTTTCATCTGACCTGCACTTCTTGCACAAAAGGACTTTCTTCGTGCTGCTCTAGCTTTAGATGGTGATTTTTCTGTAACTGCTGTTTTTAGTTTACTGCCCGGGTTTTGCCTTCTATATTTAGCGACACCTTTCTTGGTCATCCCTGCACCAGTTTTAGTGGGTCGCATATCTCCACTCTTTTGAGTGAATCCTTTTAATCCTCCACGCTTAGTAGGTTTTTTTCTTTTTTCTGCCATGTTGTTTTAATCTTGCCTTTTTCAACCATACATTTATATTTAAAAGCATAAAAGTTTGGCATATATGATGGTAACTCTACAGCTATTTCATACGCTCTAGTTGTACATTCTTTTTCTGTTTTGTATGGTCCTTCTAAATCTTCTAAAGTATGGCATATATTGGTAGTACCCATTAAGCATACAAGGACAAACGCTTCAAACATCGTCTAACATCCCTTCATGTTTCATTGCATTTTCTACGTGCTTCAATGTATATCGTATACCTGTCTTCGCTTCTATCGCAGCACGTACATAAAACACAGAACTATGAGGAATATGTAAGTCTTTTAGTTTATTATCACGAACAGCATCGTAAAATGCGTCAAGCATATTCTCTGGTACATATAGTTGTACTGATTTTTTAGACATTGTCAAGCACGAATTTAATTTAACTTACGGAGGATTCTATTCTTTACTACATTTAAGTGTATCATATAAGTGTTTTTTAATAATTAAGTTATTATACATTTAAGTGTTTCATTTAAGTGTAGTTATACCCCCACTCAGCACTTTTGTCAAGTGCATTTTTTTTATTTCATGTACGATTATATCATAGTTGTGATATTTATGCAACATATATTTACAATTAGTTGTATAACCACCCCCACCACACCTATCACCCTATACTAGTAACGGTTAATTGCATCAGTTACCCTTGTGGTTAACACTTGATTTTTCTAATCTGTGTAGATTTCCAAGCACGTATACCCCATACCCCCACATGACCCATGCCTACCCCCCTGTATATTGCCCAATATGTGGCGTATATGTGTGCATTGCCTGTGTAAACGCTCAATATGTGCATATATGCATTGATTTTCTTTAGAAAATGTAGCAAATTCAATGCTTTAGCATTGGTTGGAAACTCATTTACTATCAGTTGCCATGCTTTAGCATGAAAGATTGTGGTATTTTTGCAACAAACAAGGTGTTGCAGAGGAGGAGTACAAAAACCACTACCCCCTAGGGTAGTGTGGTCTGTCCGATTGTCGGACACTTTAGATACTAAGGAGTATCTATTGACAAATGGATTTCGACTCTATATATTTTTTAAGCTATGAGCTATTTGTAAATAGCTTAAAAAATAATATAAAAGGAGTTTAACATGGCTAAATCAAAATCACTTCCAACTCAAGTAGAGCTAAAAGCTCAAGTAGCTACTTTAGTAGCTGAAGACAAAGCTATCAGCAAAGCTGAGAAGGCTAAGACTACCAAGTTAGTCTTAAACAAAGATAGTTTCTATCTTCGTCTTGCTTCAACAGTATCTAAGATACTGAAACTTGAGAATAGTAATATTCTCACAAAGGACTTAAAGTCCAAGTACAATCTTGTAAAGATTGATAGACGAAGACTTAGCGAAGCTATGTGGCTCTTCAACAATTACGACAAAGTCGTAGCTTGGTTAAAAGCTACAAGAAAGAGATATGAAAATATCTCTAGCCTTCAGAAAGCCTTTAACAAGGCTAACAAGCCAAAGTCAGATAAGCCAAAGGCTTCTGATGAGACAAAGTCTCAAGATGAACCAAAGGTTCAAGAGACTGAGTCAAAGACTCAAGACAGTCCGAAGTCGGACACTAATGAGCCAAAGGCTCAAAACAAGAAGCTAACAGCTTCTGAAGTAGCACTTGAAGTGCTAGTTCAACTAGAGATGAATAACATCTCTATCCAAGACTTTACTAGAGAGTTTAACTCTCAGTACAAGGAACTTGTTTCTTCACCAAAGAAGGTAGCTTAATGCTACCTTTCTTTTTCTTTTAATCGGAGATTAAACATGGCAAAGATATTTAAAATTACAAAAAGTAATTTTGCTAAAAGAATTAACCCTCATAAGAGGGTTGGTTCTAATTGGGTTGGTCATGTAAATGACCAAAAGAAATATGAACCAATCATTTATGATTGTGGTGTTTTTGCTATCCAAAGACTTTATACAAAGTCTAAGGTTGCGTTACAGCACGAAGAGAATCTAAAGATTCTTCAAGAGTTTGAAGATTTATATAATAATTAAATATCCATTTATGGGTAAAATATTTAATTATTATATATAAACCTTAACAGTCCGATTGTCGGACACTTTTAAACAGGAGTTTAACATGAAAATAATCAGAACCTCACCTTTTAGTGGTAACACTAACGTCATGGAGATTGACGTAACCCTAGAGCAATTAAGCTCTTGGCAAGTGGATGGTGTTCTTATTCAGAACGCCATGCCACACCTAACCCCTGATGAACGAGAGTTCATCAAGACAGGTATCACACCTGAAGAATGGGATAGTGCTTTTAATTAAGCACTTCCCAAACTGTCCGATGTCGGACACTATTAATCGGAGATTAAAATGCTAGATATAGATTTTTATGAGTTAACACAATTTATTAAGTTCAATAAACTTAATAGAGATAAACAAATTGTAAAACAATTTATTGATTTACTTACAAGTAACAATGAAAATTTTTCAGTAGAAAAATTCTTAAATGAAATAGAATATTGGGAGCAAGACTAATGGCTGTTCACTTTGTGAATTTTAGGGATAATGATGAATACTTGTCAGCTATCAAAGTATTTGATAAGCCTGACTTTATTCACTTTGTCCATGACAAAAGAATGTATCAAGAGATTGATACAGAAAATGATATAGTAGTATTTAGCAAGTATGCTAAATTAGAACCTAACCCTATCTACTCTTATGATGATAGTAGATACCTTTAAACGGAGTTTAAAATGAGTAAAAAGATTGATGGAATATTAATATTCCTTTTAGGAATACCTGTATTTTTAATGGCATGGCTTACCCTTGGGGAAGCTGATGGGTATTACATGAGCGAAGCTATCAATACCCCTTATCCTATAGGGATAACTTTCGTAGTTCTTGTTGGAGCTATGGGGTTGACTTTGTCAATAGCAGGATTATTAATAATTTTTAAATGGAGAAATGCATAATGTATAAGAATACAAAAGCCAAAAGAAACTTTTGGGATGAACACGATAAGTTTATTGCATCACTAGATGCAAAGTGGTATCGAATTGTCAGAAAGAAAGTATAATTATTTATATATGAATATATATGAATATATAAATAATATATAACAGTCCGATTGTCGGACACTTTTAACGGAGTTAATTATGTCAAATGGTTATGTGATTTATGATGGTGCTTCCCTTCTTAATGGGGAACGTATCATTGCTATTGCTTTAACAAGCAAATCTACTAATTCAAAAACAGGTGCTATGATGCAGACTTACATCATCACACCTCATGACCCAAGGGATGCATCTAAGTATGGCTTAGATGAAGCTAACTGTGGTCAATGTCCTCATAGAGGAACACCAACTAATGACCCTAATCGTAAACAAGCTATTGGTAGAACTTGCTATGTCAAGTTATTCCAAGGGGTGTTGAATGTTTGGAAGCAATGGGTAAAGGGTGCTTACCCTTCATTGCAAGGACACGAAGCATTAGCTTCTCTTGGTGAATCCTTAGATGTAAGGATTGGAACTTATGGAGATGGTGGTGCAGTACCCAAATATATTTGGGATAGCTTGATATCAAAAGCTAGAAAGCATACTGCCTATTGTCATCAATATGACAATCCTAATTCTAGCTTTGACCCTACCATTTACATGGTGTCGGCTGACAACTTAGCTACTGCTAAGACTCATTGGGAGTTCGGACATAGAACATTCCGAGTTATCCAAGATGTCAACGAAGTTGTTAAGGGTAAAGAGATACTCTGTCCTGCTTCAAAAGAAATGGGTAGGCGAGTTCAATGCTCATCATGTATGTTATGTGGTGGGTCACAGGTCAATGCTAAAAGCATTGCAATCGTTCAACATTAACAGTCCGAAGTCGGACACTTTAAACTAGGAGTTTACTATGAAAAAAGTTAGAGTATATTGGAATCTACACAAGAAGTGTTGGAGTATTCAAGATGCAAAGAGTGGTCTAGTAATAGACCATAGATATGATGTAACCCTTGAACAAGCAAAGTTTGTTGTTCGTAAGGGTGGACAGAAGCGAGTGCGTGAAGAAGGCAAGAAGAATGTTCATGCCTTTGCAGTAGGATATATTGCTCAAGAGCAAGATATTGATAGCTCTGCTTATCATCACAAGGTATCTTATAATCCTTATAAGAATGACTTCTTCATGAGGAGTAGTGCAGAGCTTGGCTCTGAGGAAGTATCAAGAGACTTCGTGGGGAATATTCGCATGGAGTCTGAGATGAAGGTGCTATCCAATGCAGTAATATGGGGTGGTGTTCATCCTAGAGTGTATATATAATCAACAGAATAAGTTATATAACTACTTGACTTTCAATGAAAGTAGTTATATAACATATACATGGAGTTCGACATGACAATTTTAGAAACAGTTAAAATTAAAAACTTACTTGATGATTTAGTTAATGCTAAATCCATAAGCCTATATGAGTTTTACTTTACCATCAACAAGATGAATTACGAAGTTGAATCATTAATGATACAAACTTCTAATCCTCATCATGAAGGTGTGGTCAGAGTGAAAGATAATAACGACAAGTATTATACGATAGAGGTGTAACATGAAGATTAAAAAAGTAAATCCTATCGCAAAAGCATTGCTTTCTATACGTAAGCAAGTAGTGCCTTCAAAGAAAGGCAAGGGTTCATACAACAGAAAAAAGGAGAAGAACATTGCGAAGCAAGTATGATGAACAAACATTTGAAAAGATATCTGTCAAGAAAACAGTCAAGAAGCAGAATCGTGATGATTGGAAAAAGGAACGCAGATTACAACGTAAAGAAAAGCATTCTAGGCAGGAAAAGTTTTTTGCCTAGATTAACTGTCCGATGGTCGGACACTCAACTTAACTTACTTAACCAACAAAAAAGGAGATTTTATTATGAGTAAGAAAAATATCAACGTAACTTATTGGACACAGTCCACAGGTGTAACAGGTCAATGCTTATCCGAGAGAGGTCAAAAGTTATTTGACACTACCTCTCGCCTATACTATCAAGCTACAGGTGAGAAGCTCTCTAAGATGAAGCTCTATGACATAGTGCTTACTGAGTGCAGAGAGACTAAGAAGTCTGATGGTTTCTATATTAGAAACATATCTACAGCAGGGTTCATGGTAGCCATGCAAGACTTAGCTTCTGTATGCAGAGCATACCTCAAGGACAAAGAGTACAAGTCCATATCCTTCGGACAGTTCAAGGTAGGTAAGCTACATAAGTTAGCTAGAGGTAAAGTTGGTAGAAAAAGGAGAGTTGCATAATGTTGAATAACATTAGCACACTTCCCAATCGCAAGACATATCCATCACCCTTTTGGGTGGTGGGTCTGTCGATAGACGGAAACAAGGGCAAAGTGAATGTACATCCACAGGCTCTTGAAAAGAGTGGATATAACTATGCTATTGACCATGCCATAGATATGGCAAGGGCAGTATATCCAAAATCACGAATTGAATTTTTATTTATAGAGGAGTATTAATATGAAGATACACAGAGTAGTAACAATGCTAGGTGCTACAACTACCACAGGTAAACTAGCAAGTGATATGTATGACTTGAATAACAAGACATACTACTCAGAAGCAGAGGGTAGAGATATACCTATCTCACACATGGACTTTCAGCACATGGTCAGAGCTTTTGTAAAGCTATGTGACCAAGAGAATATGCTTGATAGGTCAAAGCATATGGGTACAACTAAAGACTTAGTTGCTAAGATTGAAGAGCTTGAAAAACTTCTCAAAGAGAAAGATGAGAAGATTGATAGCCTTAAAAAAATCTCTATTGCTAGAGATGTAACTGCTACACACTACAGGGAAGCATACCAAGATGCTACGACTACCAATGGTAGTAGGTATGTCTTCACAGAGATACCTAACAACGAGTATGGCAAGAAGCTAACAAGAGGTATGAAAGTGTATCTCAATGATGAGTCATACACCATGAGAGTACGTGGACAACACGTCAAACCTGAACTCAAGGGTACAGGAGCTACCTATTGGGGTCAATCTATCGACCAATCAACACACCTTAGAGTGTACATAGACAAAAAGAAAGGAGCATAATTATGCCATTTGATGTAATCCCAAATCTATTTGAGTTAGATAACAACTTAAACTTCGAGCTATCCTATGAGGATAGTAAGTTGGCAGGTCACAAGTTTGGATTCAATGTGAATACAGGCGAAGCGATTAGTCATACAAAGAACACATTCAACTGTGTTTCACACCCTACATTTTTCAACTCTGTCAAAGAAGTTATCTTAGATAACAGAGAGCCACATGAGTTGATTGACGCAAAGGTCAAGCAAAGGTCATGCAGAAATAATGCTTGGGCAATGGTGGATATTACTTTACCTAAAGTAACCTATCGTATCTACACAGACAAGCATCAGACAGATATCAGCGAAAGGATTATTCTTTTACACGGTATTGATGGGTCATGTTCTAATGTGGCATTGTTTGGTGGGATAGATATGTTCTGCACCAATGGGCAGATTAGGGGTAAGTATGACCTAGTCAAGAAGAAGAACACAAGTGGTTTCAGTATTGAAACATTTGTGAGTGAGTTACAAACTGCCAAGGCAGACTTCGATGCTCATTGTAGAATGCTACAAGTATGGGCAGAGACACCTATCAAGGCTAATGTAAGGCTACTTCTTGATAAGATAGTAAAGTCTGAAAGACTTTCTAAAAAGATGCTTACTCTTACTCAAAGAGAGATTAGCAAAAGGGGTAAGAATATGTATGCTTTATATTCTGCATTCACTAACTACTCATCTTATGCAGATGAGAGAAATGGTTTCTCATTACGTAATACAGGTAATGATACCAAGGGCGAGTCAATGTGGAAGAGAGAGCAACAGGTATCCCAATGGATAGACTCTAAGCCTTTCCAAGATTTATTGGTGGCTTAAATGTTACCTAACAACAACGACACAATAATAATTTTAATTGTGAGTGGAATAGTTATGCTATTCTTCTCATGTTACATAGGAGTATGATATGAATGTACTAAGTTTGTTTGATGGTTGTAGTAGTGGACAACTTGCCCTTGAAAGGGCAGGTATCCACGTAGACAATTACTTTGCAAGTGAGATTGACAAGTATGCAATCACAGTTACACAAGCCAACTTCCCTGATACATTTCAATGGGGAGATGTGACTAAGATTAAAGTGCCTACCAAAGGTAGTATAGATTTACTTATGGGTGGTTCGCCATGTCAGGGATTTTCTTTTGCAGGACATCAGCTTCAGTTCAATGACCCACGTAGTAGATTATTCTTTGACTTTGTACGTATACTAGATGCAGTCAAGCCTAAGTATGTCTTGCTTGAGAATGTGCGTATGGCTAAGAAGTCTCAAGATATTATGTCTAAAGCGATGGGATTTGAGCCACAGGCATTAAACTCTAGTTTACTGTCAGGTCAAAACAGATACCGATTGTATTGGTGGGGTAAGCTAGTAGGCGATACCTATGAGCAGATACCCATACCACCTATGGTGGACAAGGGTATTGTCATGCAAGATATCCTAGAGGATGGCTATGCCACAGACGAGATGACTAGTGGTGGCAAGTCTCATTGTCTTACTGCAAGATATAATGGTGCAGTATGGTGGAATAGCATTGAACGTAAGCAACGTACTATGGTACTCAAGGATAATCCTACCATGTCTAAGGATGGGTTGATACGTGTAGGTACTGCTGACCTCAAAGGTCATGACTCTATCAAGCGAGTGTATGCACAGGAAGGCAAAGCACCTACCCTCACTACCATGCAAGGTGGACACAGAGAACCAAAGGTTGCCATTGGTCGTATCGTTAATCGTAGATTAGATGAGCATGGCACTAGGAAAGATGACCAACTTGACTTGCCTTTTACTAGGCAACTAGAAGTCCGAGATGATGGTAAGTCTAACTGTCTCACTACTGTGCAGAAAGATAACGTGGTAGTATCAAAAGATATGTGGCGAAAGCTGACACCCCTAGAGTGTGAGCGATTGCAGACATTACCTGACAACTATACCAATCATGTGTCCAACTCACAGAGATACAAGATGATTGGCAATGGGTGGACAGTAGATGTGATTGCACATATACTCAAGACTATGGATGTTGAAAAACAATATTTACTAACTGACCCTATATGGGATGAAAGGTGGACAAGATGAAAATAAATATACATGAATACATTAATGAAATGGAAGATGACGAGTATGCAGAGGAAAATAATGGTCGCACAAGACTTTTCATAGACCTGAAGGGAATAGCAGACTTCATTGAGAACGAAGTGCAAAGAGATAACCCTGATTGTGATATTGAAATTTGTGGTGTAGACAGATGGGAATGAAGTATCTCAAAGAGAAATGGCATACACTAATATTTCCTAGTTTTTTCATACTGTTTGTATTCTTTATGGTGCTTGAATACTATAGGGGAAATTGTCGTATAGGTAAGGACACATGGGTATGCAATTACATAGATGTTGAAAAGACTATGAAAGGAGTAAACTTATGATAGCTGAATCATTAATATGCCTAGCACTAAATGTGTATCATGAAGCTAAGAATCAAAGTTTCATAGGGCAAGTAGCAGTAGCACAAGTAGTAATGAATAGGGTAAAGGATAACAGATACCCTAACAACGTGTGTGACGTAGTTAAACAAGGCTTGACGTACAAATGGAAGCCATCACTACCTATCAAGAATAGATGCCAATTTAGTTGGTATTGTGATGGCAAGAGTGACAAGCCAAGAGAAGCTAAAGCATGGAGAGATGCTATGCACGTGGCAAATGGTGTGTACAATGGACATCTAGATGACTTCGTAGAAGGTTCTACACATTATCATGCACACTATGTCCGACCTAGTTGGGCAGAGACAAAGACTTATATAATTAGAATAGATGACCACATATTTTATAGGTGGGATATTGAAAGGAGTAAATGATGACTAAAATAGTACACGACACATGGCAATCAGTCATGAATCATGAGCGTAATCCGTTGCGGCACATACCTGATTTGAATACTAGACACATGGTCATGCAAGTATTAGCATGGATGTGGTGCATAGTATTTTCTATGTACTTTGGTAGTATGTGGGTGTTTGGTATAACTGCGATTGCTCATGTATTTATTATATGTGCAGTTGTAATTACTGTAGCTACATTTGAAACTGCAAAGAGAAAGCCTACATTCTTTTTAAAAGAAGGCTATCATACACCAAGCAGAAGTAGATATATGTATTACAAGGGTAAGAGAATTAAGTATGACGATAACGACAAAGGGGGAGAACATGAATAGATTTATTATAGAAGATAGACCAAGCAAGATTGCATCATCTCTATGTGACCAACACATAGTCAAGATGCCACTAGAAGAAACACAGATGTTGTGTACAACCTTGTGGCATCACAACCCACAGTATGCAGAGGAGCATGACTTGTACAAACCTGTACATCAGAAGCATCCTTGCACACTATGGGCAATGGAAAACATAAGTAATTACACTTTTGCATTCTCTTTGTTAGGATGTATGCTAAAAGAGTATACTGCAAGATATAAAAAAGAACATGGTGCAGGTAAACACTTTGCATCTTTGTGGGTTGGCAGAGTGTATTTACCTGATGGTAAGATGACTGCACACCCACAATGTTTTAGTGGGCATGACCAACTAAAAACAGACGAGGTATTTCCTATACTAGCCTATAGAAGATTTTATATTGTTGACAAGTCTAGATTTGCGAGATACAAGTATACAGAAAAACCAAAATGGATGGAAACAGAATTAAATGTGGCATAGAATAACAGACTTTTTTAATGTGGACTATCACAAGAAATATGGGGAAGGTACGAAGTTCGACCTTGACTATGGCAAGTTACTAATCATAGGACTATGTATTTACATAGCAATAAAGGTATCTTAGTGAACATAAGTGACCTAACAAATAAATACTATTTGTCCAACGATTTCAATAGGTTAGCTGATAAAACTAAACATGATTATCAATATTGTGTGACTGTTTTATTGGATACAAAAGTTGATGGCAAAAGTATGGCAGAAATATGTCTTACCAAAATGTCAGGTGCGATAGCACGTAGAGCATACGAAGTATGGCTTGGGCGTGGCGTGTACTTGGCGAATGCAGTTACATCAGTAGCACGTAAGATATATTCCTTTGGAATGGAGATGGGGTATGCCGAGAGCAACCCTTTCTCTACTTTCAAACGTAAATCTGCTCATGCTAGGACAACTGTGTGGACAAAAGAACAAGTTAGGAAATTTCTTAACCATTGTTACGAAGATTTTAAGCACAGAAACTTAGGATTGATAGTACAAATGGCATACGAATGGTGTCAAAGAGTGGGAGATATGCGAATTTTACAGTTCTCTAGCATAGATTTTGACAAAGGTGTGTTAAATTTGCAACAGTCAAAGAGAAGAAGTGTAGTACACCTACCAATTTCTGTTGACTTATTAGAAATGCTTAAAGAACAGGCAAAAGATTACGACTTTCAGCCTTATGTTGCACCCTATCCTACACCAATGAGGGGTGTTTACAGTCCATATGCCATACAAAGGCTATCAAAAGTGGCTAGAAGAGTCATAAAAGAGTCAGGATTACCTGATGATTTACGAATATCTGACCTACGTAGGACAGGAACTACCGAAATGGTAGAAGCAGGAGTGCCTATGGGTCAGATTATGTCCGTTACAGGACACGCTAACCCACAGTCGGTTAAACCTTACATGAAAAATACGTATGCTAGTGCAGAAAATGCATTGACATTACGTGATAATTACATTAAGAGTATATAATATGAATATATATAATTACATAAGTGATTTACATTTAAGTGTAGGAGAAACAAAAAGAACTAACTGTCCTAGTTGTAATGGTTATAAGACATTTACTGTAACCAACAACATGGGTAGGCTAGTTTGGAACTGTTACAAATCTTCTTGTCCTATCTCAGGAACAAAGAAGGTTAACTTATCTGTGGATGATATCAAGACTGCCAAGTCTGATGTCAAAAAAGATAGTACAGGCTTCGCCTTACCTGAGTATGTAGTACATCACAATCATAGACGAGAGGTCATGGACTTTTGTGAGTTATGGAATCTAG